GATTTAAACAAAGAGGAATTAGAATTAGAGATGATGCACAATCAATTCAACCAGGAGAATTTAGAGATGTAGATGCGCCAGGCGGAAGTATTAGAGATGCCTTTATGATGCTTCCTTACAAAGAGCCTTCACAAACTCTGTTACAGCTTATGGGTGTCGTAGTTAATGCAGGCCAAAGATTCGCTTCAATAGCAGACCTGCAAGTAGGTGAGGGTAATCAGCAAGCCGCGGTGGGCACGACAGTCGCCTTGCTTGAAAGAGGAAGCAGAACAATGTCTGCTATTCACAAAAGAATTTACGCAGCCCTAAAAGAAGAATTTAAATTATTGTCGCAAGTATTTAAAACATACTTGCCTCAAGAATATCCATATGACGTTGTCGGTGGCCAAAGAATGATTAAACAAATGGACTTCGATGATAGGATAGATATATTGCCAGTTGCTGACCCAAATATTTTCTCACAATCACAGCGAATATCTTTAGCGCAAACAGAGTTGCAGCTGGCAATGTCAAACCCACAAATTCACAACACATATAATGTTTATAGAAATATGTATGAAGCGTTGGGTGTAAAAGATGTAGACTCAATATTAATACGTCCTCAACCACCAGCTCCAAAAGATCCTGCATTAGAACATATTGATGCAATGGGTGGAAAACCGTTTCAAGCTTTTCCTGGACAAGATCATAGAGCACACATTACAGCTCACATGAACTTTATGGCGACTAATATTGCTAGAAATAATCCAGCTATCATGGCAAGTTTAGAAAAAAATATTTTTGAACACATTTCATTAATGGCACAAGAACAAACTGAAATGGAAATGGCTCAAGACATACAACAAATTCAACAAATACAACAACAAGCTCAAGCAAATCCTGCGATGGCACAAAATCCACAGGTTCAAATGCAGTTAAAAATGTTTTCTGATAAATTTGAAGCAAGAAAAGCTGTCTTGATTGCTGAAATGACTGAAGAATTCATGAAGGAAGAAAAAGATATTACTTCTCAGTTTGATAATGACCCTCTTGCCAAGTTAAAAGCTAGAGAATTAGACTTAAGAGCGGCTGAAAATCAAAGAAGAAAAGAATACGAGAATAAAAGAATTGATTTAGATCGTATGAAAGCCGTCATGAATCAACAAAATCAAGACAATAAACTAGAACAGAACGAAGAATTAGCAGAAATGAGAGCTGAAACTTCACTTGAAAAAACTTTATTGCAAAATGCACTTAAAAAGGACAGATAATGACTAAAAAATGGATACAAAAAGCAGTTAAAAAACCAGGATCACTGAGAAAAGCTCTTGGAGTTAAAAAAGGTGAAAAAATACCTGCTTCAAAATTGAAAGCTGCATCAAAAAAGAAAGGAAAGCTTGGACAAAAAGCTCGACTTGCTATAACATTAAAGAAATTGAGAAAAAAATAGGAGACCTATGATTAAAACACAGTCAAAACATGTAGATTTTAAAAAATTTACAAACAAAGACGGCTATCTAAAAGGCGGTGTACCTGTTGAGATGTCAAAACCAAATGAATCTCAAAAAGACAGAGTACAAGGTCAAAGAAGAATGCTAAAAAACAAAAGATCAACTGTAACTTGGTACTAATATGTGGTTATCGGCAATTAAATTAGCCGTATCTGCTGGAAGTAAAATTTATGCCAACAAGCAGAAGGCGAAAATGGCAATGTCAGATGCACAGCTATTGCATGCTGAACGACAAGCTCGAGGTGAGGAAGCTTACCAAGGAAAATTACTAGAAGCTCGTCAAAATGATTATAAGGACGAATTTATTTTATTGATTTTGTCTGCGCCCGTGTTAGTTTTGGCTTGGGCAGTTATATCAGAGGATCCAACTGCTATGGATAAAGTAAAACTGTTCTTTGAACACTTTGCGTCGCTGCCGACGTGGTTCACAAATTTGTGGATCCTTGTAGTTGCGAGCGTTTATGGTATAAAGGGAACACAAATATGGCGTAATGGCCAAGGAGGAAAAAAATAATGAGAACTGACTATCAACCAAAGCCGAGAATAAGACCAAGAGCTGATCACGAAAAAGCAAATGGTAAAGTTTATTCTGCAAAAGATAAAAACATGATGGAGCTTAAACAAAAAAGCAAAATCAAAAAAAATACACAAACGGGGTAATAATATGCCAGGAGATAAAAAGAAATATCCTTCAAAAGGTATGAACGCTTTAGCGGAAAAAAGACCTGATGTTGCGAAAAAAATAATGGGCTACAAAGATGGTGGCCGTATGAAAAAAATGGGTGGTGGATCTGCAATGTATTCTAGAGGATACGGAGTAGACGAAAAATCAAAAAGAAAACCTACTGAACTAATGGACAGAGGTGGAATGAAAAAAGGTGGCCACGCAAAAAATACTAAAAGAATGAATCGTCTTGAAGAACTTGGAAGAGTAGATGCAGAAAAAGCATATACTAAAAAAGGTAAGAAGAATCTAAAAGCTGAAAAGAAAAGAGTTATAAGAGAACTTAAATCAGGCTCTAGAGGAAAAGCTAAAAGAGGATTCGGAAAAGAAATGAGATAATGGCTAAACTTTGTCCAGCAGGTAAAGCTGCCGCGAAGAAAAAGTTCAAGGTCTACCCAAGCGCGTATGCAAATATTTGGGCTTCCAAATATTGCAAAGGCAAAGTAGGTAGAAAAAAAATGAGCACAGGTGGATCAACTAAAAAGTTATACACCAAAGGTTGCGGTGCTATTATGGGAGACAGAAGAAAAGCTTATAAGAATGTCTAATGGCTAAAAAAGGACTTAAAGAATGGCTAGACGAGAAGTGGGTAGATATAGGAGCCCCGAAGAAGAACGGGAAGTATCAACCTTGCGGGAGATCGAAGGGCAGCAAACGAGCTTATCCAAAATGCGTCCCACTTGCAAAAGCCACACGGATGACAAGCTCGCAAAAGGCGAGTGCTGTCAAACGAAAAAGAGCAGCAAGTAATACTGGTCCAAAACCAACTAACGTTGCTACTTTTACAAAAAGAAAAAAAGCTATGGATGGTGGAATTATAAATATGACTAGAATGGTAGAGGTATAATGACTATAAGAAAAACTACAAAAGGTCCGAACGCCAATTATAGACCAACAAAATCTGGAGCTGGAATGACAGCAAAAGGTGTAAGAGCTTACAGACGTGCAAACCCTGGAAGCAAACTAAAAACAGCCGTGACAGGAAAAGTGAAGCCTGGATCAAAAGCTGCAAAACGTAGAAAATCATACTGCGCAAGATCACTAGGACAATTAAGAAGATCATCAGCTAAAACTCGTAACGATCCTAATTCTAGAATCCGTCAGGCTAGAAGAAGATGGAGATGTTAAAAAGAGCAATCATACAAGCACTAGAAGATAGATATAACGCACAAATTTCTGAAGCAGATGCAACTATAAAAATCTATTTAGAAAATTCAGTTGGTATTGGAGAACATCCTCAACACATTGATGAGGTTGATAAACAATTACAAAAAATAGCTGAAGCACAAGAAAAACTAAACGAACTACAGGCATTTAAAATATGATGGACCCAATAACAATTGTTTATAAAATTCAAAAACTTTTAAAAGAAGGAATCAATCAGATTCAAGAAACATATACATCTGGATCGGTTGACAATATGGAAAAATACAAGTATCTACTTGGAAAGGCACACGCCTTACAAATTATACAACAGGAAATCTCTAACCTGCTAGAAGAAAAGGAGCAAAAAAATGAGCAAGGAAACGTTATCGACTTCGGAAAGCCCGAAGATAAAAATGGCTCTTGAAGAAAAATATAAAGAGCAAGATAAAGAAGAAAAATTAAAAAGAGTTGACGAAACAAACGTTGACAAAGTAATAGACAACTTACCAGAACCTTCTGGTTGGAGACTTTTAGTTTTACCTTTTACACCGAAAGAAAAAACTAAAGGTGGTTTAATATTTTCACAAGAATCTTTAGACAAAGCAAGAATCGCAACTAATTGCGGTTATGTTTTAAAAATAGGACCAGATGCATATAAGGATAAAGAAAAATTTCCTGCAGGCGCTTGGTGTAAAGAAAAAGATTGGGTGATCTTTGCAAGATATGCTGGATCACGTTTACCAATAGAAGGCGGAGAAGTCCGTATTCTTAATGACGACGAAGTTTTGGGTACTGTTGCTGACCCAGAATTTATGTTGCACTACATTTAATACATAGGAGGAAACTATGCCAATAGACAACGAAGAAAAAAAAGATGTTCCTATGGTTGATATTGATACTTCAGGACCTGGTGAAGAGGTTGAAGTAGAAGATAAACAATCAGAAGTAACTGAAGAAAAATCTGACGCTGTAGATAAAACTTATGAAAATGAGCGTGAGACAAAACTAGAAGAGAAAGAAACACCCGTAGAAGGTGCAGAGAAAGATGAAGAATTAGAATCATATAGTAAGAGAGTCAAAAGAAGAATTGATAAACTTACTACAAAAATGAGAGAAGCTGAAAGACAAAAAGAAGAAGCTTTAGAATATGCACGATCAGTTAAAGCAACTTCTGATAGTCTTAAGAAAAAATACTCTCAACTAGAAACAAGTGGTTTAAAAGATAGAGAAGAAAAAATTAAATCTAATCTTAAAGCTACTTATGCAACATTAGCAGCTGCCAGAGAAGCTGGAGATTTAGAAGCTGAAGTTAATGCTCAAAAAGAAATTGCTAGACTTGGTTATGAGGAAGCAAGATTAGAAGAGCAAAGAAACACATCATCTAAAGCTGAGCTTATGGAAAGACCTGTAAATATTACACCGTCTAGAAAAGCTGAACCAACTAGAGAACCTGATCCAAAAGCACAGGATTGGGCTCAAAAAAACACTTGGTTTGGTAAAGACAGTGCAATGACTTACACTGCTTTTGATATACACAAAAAACTAGTGGATGAAGAAGACTTTGACCCAACAAGCGATGAATATTACGCAGAAGTTGATAAAAGAATAAGACTTGAATTCCCCCACAAATTTGATACAAACGAGGAAAGGGAAACGACCAAACCTGTACGAACTGTAGCTTCGGCTAAACGTTCTGTCAAACCAGGTCGCAAAACTGTGTCTCTCACACCTTCACAGGTAGCAATTGCTAAAAAATTAGGTGTGCCACTGGAAGAATATGCGAAACAGTTAAAAATCACGAAGGAGGTATAGCATATGACAAAAGAAACTAAAAAAACCACTCGTGCAAGTCAGTCTAGGGCTAAAGAAAAAAGACCTACGACATGGGCTCCCCCATCATCTTTAGATGCACCACCTGCGCCAAAGGGTTTCAAACATAGATGGCTAAGGACAGAGGTTTTAGGATTTGACGATACTAAAAACATGTCTGGTAAATTAAGATCAGGTTACGAATTAGTGAGAGCTGATGAATATCCAGATGAAATTTACCCTACTATGAAGGAAGGAAAATACGCAGGAGTGATTGGAGTTGGTGGCCTTGTGTTGGCAAGGATACCGGAAGAGATCGCACAATCTCGAACTGAGTACTTTAAAAGACAAACTCAGGAGAGAAACGAAGCAATCGACAACGATCTTATGAGGGAACAACATCCAAGTATGCCGATCAATGCTGATCGACAAACGCGTGTAACTTTTGGTGGTACAAAGAAACGTTAATTTTTTAACAATTCCTACCCGCTAAATAAAATAAACCGTGCTGGAGGTCCTTCGGGACAGGCACATAAAGGAGAAAACAACTATGGCTAACGCTTCAACAACAGGCTTTGGTTTAAAGATGATCGAAAGATTAGGTAATACACCTTCAATCGGCGGTCAGTCTGAATACCTAGTCGAGTCGGCTCCAGGTGTAGGTCTTTACAAAAACAATCCTGTATCTCTGCAAGACGCAGCAGGTGGTTCAGAAGGTTTTTTACAAGACGCTTCTTTCGCAACTACAGATGACACAGGTGCAGGTGGCGCTGCTTATACTAACGCTACTGAGTCACTTTTAGTGGGTGTATTTAACGGAATTTTTTACGTTGATAACACAACTAAAAAACCAAGATTTGTTAACTTTGTAGATGCTGGAACAACATTTGGTGTAGATTATAACACTGGTAGCAGCAATGGAAAAGCATTCGTGAATGACGATCCAATTCAAGAATATGCAATTAAAACTGATGCTGCATGTCCAACAAGTAACAACGGAAAAAGCTTCAACGTAACATCGTTTACAGCTACTGACAACAAAGACGGTCAATCGACTGTACTTTTAAATGTTGCCGGTGGTGCAGCTGCAACTAAAATGTGGAAAGTTGTCAGAGTCGCTAACGCGCCTGAAAACCAAGACATTACAGCAGCTGGTGCAAACATGGTCGTTGTAGTTAACTCTGCAAGTAACTTGTACATAAACTAAGCTAGGAATAGGAGATAAAATACTATGGCAATATCACGATCACAACTAGTTAAAGAACTAGAGCCAGGTCTGAATGCACTATTCGGCTTGGAATATAAAAATTACGAGAACGAACACGCTGAGATTTTTGATATCGAATCTTCAGACAGAGCTTTCGAAGAGGAAGTAATGTTATCTGGATTTGGTAACGCACAAGTTAAAGCTGAAGGTCAAGGTGTATCATTCGATGATGCTCAAGAGACTTTCACTTCTCGTTACACACACGAAACAATCGCTTTAGCGTTTTCAATTACTGAAGAAGCAATTGAAGATAACTTGTATGACAGACTTGCGTCTAGATATACAAAAGCATTAGCAAGATCTATGGCTAATACTAAACAAGTTAAAGCGGCTAACGTCCTAAACAATGGTTTCGATGGAAACTTTGCAGGTGGTGACGGAGTATCACTTTTCGGTAATAATGCAGGTGGAGTAATTGTAAATCACCCTACATTAGCTGGAACGTTCTCTAACCAATTGCAAACTCCTGCTGACCTTAACGAAACATCATTAGAGCAATCTCTAATCGATATTTCTGCTTTCACTGATGAAAGAGGTCTAAAAATCGCTGCTAGAGGAATGAAATTAATCATTCACCCTAACCAGCAGTTTACAGCAGAGAGACTAATGGAATCAAAAGGTAGAACGGGAACAGCAGATAACGATATTAATGCAATCGTATCTAGAGGAATGGTACCTCAAGGTTATGTAATTAACCATTACTTAACTGATACAGATGCGTTCTATATCAAAACTGATGTACCTAATGGTATGAAGATGTTCAACAGATCACCAATCAAAACTTCAATGGAAGGTGACTTTGACACTGGTAACGTTAGATACAAAGCAAGAGAAAGATACTCTTTTGGATTCTCTGATCCAAGAGGTATGTATGCTTCTGCTGGAGCGTAATAAATAATTAA